CTGTGCCTAAAGTTTCTATATCCACCATAATGTGGTCAAATACTGGGACTGCCACCGCACCTTTTAAATTAATATTTGCTAATATTAATTCTGGGAAGTCCTGTTTTTCAAACGCTTTAGCAATTACGCTTATAAAGACACTACCATTAATTCCGTAAAAGAATACATTTTCATGTTTGGCTCTAGCGGCAAATACTATAGGAAGGCTATAATCTTTGATTGTAAATCCTGGCCGTTCTTGAGATATTTTTTTTACTACCTCATTTAAATCCATACTGTTATGCACTTTGCATTTAAAGTCCTTCATATTTGTCTATTATTTTATTTGGTAAATTTAAGTACCTCATCTTTAATTTTTTCTAATCTGGCTACTAAATCTGAAAGCTCAGTTGTGCCCACCCCTTCTAGGCCCTTAAGCCTAACTATTTTGTATAGTGCCCCTGGAAGGTTAGAAAAATACCCGTAGGAATCAGCTACTATTTTACCATCCTTGTCTACCTTTTCAGTATCTTTAAGGACAGTGTGGTTATTTGAATCCACCTCAATGTAATAAGGTGCTAAGTGTTCTCCAATGATTGTCATATTATTTAATTTAAATTTATTTTTTAATTTAAGCAAATGTACGTTTTTTAAATAACTCCTGCAAGTTTTTCATTAAATATTAATGAATCCATTGAGTAGAAACCCCTCCAGATGTTTCAAATTTAACATTTGGACAGAATAAGTTTGCGGCCTTCTCCATATACTGGCCCTGTAGTTTAGCTACTTCAGCCCCATACTTAGTGTCAGTTTCAGAAACTATCTCATCGTGCAGTAGTAAACACATTTTCCATTGAATATCTGGATGAGTAACCTCATGCTTTCTTATATTTATTTGAGCTACTTTAGATTGCTTAGCAGACACCCCTTGAATCTTTAAGTTACAACCTCTATTTCCTAATCTGGATTTCATAGTTCCTACTTCTGAAAACCACTCTTTAATATGTGGTTTATTTCTGTATAAGTCGGCTTTATACTTAACCCTTTCTTCTGGGTCTAAATCCTTATAATCATCATTAAAGAAATAGCTTTTACACTCTTCTTCTTTTTCTAGCATCTCCTTAAACTCACTTTGTATAAATATAGCCGAGTACTTTGGCTCAAATAATACATATCCCTTTTGTATTGCATCCTCCTTAGAGCTCTCGATAAAATCATGAAGCATAAAAAATGTTTGGAAATAACCCTCTACTAAATCCTCTGCCTCATCCATAGAGATGCCTAATTGCTTAGATAAAGATATAGCGGTGATACCATAGGCCAAGCCGAAGTTTACTGACTTTATATCCTGCCTCATTTTAGCCATTTCAGCTGTAAATGTAGGGTTTTTCTCACCAGTAGCTGGATTTTCCTTAGGTACTATTTGTAAATCAGACCCAGGATTCCTTACGGCATGTACCATGGCACTAGTGTAGGAGTGAAAATCACTACCAAAAAGTTCATGACCTATGTTGAAGAAATCCAAAAGTAGTTTATCCTTACTAAGGGCCGCAATATTTCTACTCTCTTGAGAGCTATAGTCATTAACTACCAGCACCTTATCAGTACCTTCTGTAGTAAATGCATCTCGGTGGCCCCCAGGAATTGCCAATAAATTAGGGTTTGTCGTAGCGGTTCGCCCAGATATCAAATGCAGCCTATAATTAGGGTGTACTCTTCCTGTAATAGGATGCACGTACTTAAGGAAATCTCTTCCATAAGTAGTAACGTTCATCTGAGTTTTTCTAAGCAGCAAATAAGCTAATTTTAAGGTATCTACATCCATTATATCCTTCCAAACATCCTTACCGTAATAATCTTTAAACTCATTGGTAAGAGTAGGTAACATTGCTTTAGAGCTTACTGAGTATTCTAACTTCTTAGTTTGTTTACTTTTCTCCTGCGGGCAAGCCTTTAAGAATCTAAATAGGGCTACTACTTGCTTTGGGGATTTCCAATCTACTAGGCACTCTTTCCCAAATAAGGAATCTGTCATAAATCTAGGGATATTACCAATAACATAGCCATTTAAAGCTTTTAACCTTTCTACGTATTTTATCTCATTCACATCATGTCTGGCCGCCCATATTACTGACGAAAAAGGTAGCCCATTATATTCCATATCTGCCCCTACTTGGGTGTATAGAGATTCTAATCTAATATTTTTAGCATTATGGAAATGAAATTTTAAGAGATTATGCCCCTTATCCTGTTCTATTTTAACAAGCAGCGGTAGTATAACATCCTCAATACCATATATTAGCTGCTCATAAGTAAAAGGTTCTTTGTCTAGTTTAATAAACTGTAATCGAATGGATTTATCAATCTCATAATTTAGTTCAAGCTCATATGGAGTTATTACATTGGCCTCATAGTCTGGGTCATTTATAAGGCTATCATCTAAAGTAACTAGTTTAGTTTCTACATCAAATAACGTAATGTCCTTAGCTTTCTTCTGGATACCTAAATACTTTTCGGCCAAATCGGCCAAAGTAAGGCCTTTTGTAATTCCATTATATAGGCATATCTCAGCAAGCATAGTATCATAAACCTCTAATAACCTAACTCCATAATTATGGCGTAAATGCTTGCCCTCAAACTTTAGGTTTTGGCCAATTAAAGTTATTTTGTCATTCCAGTGAATAAAATCCATAACTGGAGCAAGTTCCTCATCTGAGAAGTCCCGCACATCAATGGCATACTGTCTTTCTAAATCACCAATTTGAAGCATTATAACTCTAGATAGGTATGGGTCTAAACCACCTCTATACACAGCCGTTTCTTGCTGGTATAGGTCTGGGTGCCGACTTGTCTCAATATCTATAGCTAATTCCTTTTTACTAGAAATATACTCCAAGCACTCTTGTATGGTTGCATTATTACTTACGCCATCTACTTTGTATTTCGCTACGAGATATAAATTTCTAGTTACTTCCATTTATTTTAGTTTATTTAAAATATTTATAGTAAAGTTTATAAAAGTATATTTTGACAAATAACCATCTAAAAGTTAATTTATTGATGAAAGCATACTTACTTTGCTCCCATTGGCATATCTCAAAGTTAGTTACTAACCCTTCATCCAAAGCTCTAATTATTACAAAGGTATCCCCCATATTTGCTCCAGCAGATATCATATCGTATTTAGCTAGGCCATGGCCTTTGCTCATGATTACTTTCGTAAGCATATTAATTACCAGCCCATTCGGACTTATCTTTTAACATTCTTAAAATTGCTGGGAATAAATGAGCTAAATCATTAGTACTTACTCCATTAACTTCTGCTACCTCTCCTAAAGCATGGGCCAGATATGCTTGTTTTTCCTCTTCTTCTGTGAAAATCCAATGCTTTACTAGCTTATTGGCTGGGTATATAAGTTTACCTTTATCTGTATACTTAAATTGTAATACGTGCTCCATATTAGTATTTTTTTCCGTGTTTGTGTGGTCTGGTTGCGTTATATCGCATTTTAGCTAGGATGTGACTCTCTAGGTCTATCTTTTTAAACCCAGCTAAATCTAGTACTCTAATCATTACATCTGCTAATTCATCCTCAAAGGAATCTTTAACATGTAATTTAAATGCCATAGTAAAGGCCTCATCTCCAGGTATTTCTAGTATATTAGTTATTTTTGAATTAACATACTTACCCTCTCTATCCGCTTCCAAGGCTTCTGATACTTCTGCATGAATAAGGCAAAGCATTTGACCTAAGTTTGGTTCTGTTTCAAAGAATCCTTTGTTTATTGCGTTCTGATGTGCTACTTCTGATAGTTTATTAATCATTGTTTTTATTTTTAGTTATTATTCATTAAAGTGCCCAATACACCCCTTATTTGTTTATTATAGCTACTTTAATTTCCACCCCGCTTTAGTTAAGATACTCTTGCATTTATCACAGAATCCAAGCTCTTCTTCAAAGATATCTCTTCCCTCAGCTGCTTTCATTATACAGGTTTTAGTAGTGCAGTGTTTAATCCCATAGTTATGCCCTAACTCATGTACAACTACTTTAAAAAGCTTACTTTTATTAGCTAACCCTCTTACCCTATATGAAGAGACTACACTAGATTCCCCTTGTAGAAACCCTAAACCCATAACCCCCCAATCGGCATATGCCCCTAAAGTTGTACTAATATCTATAGTGGTTAAGCCAATTGTTTTATAACCTTCTGGGGTCTGACTCCTTAAGATTCTAATTAAAGAGTCTGCTCTATACCTTGTATTTCCTTGATTTCTTGCACTACTTGGCATTTGGATTGGGAGTTTAATTTGTACTTTAGGGTATATTTTTCTTAACTCTATTGAAACAAAATCGAGATATTCCTTAGGAAAATCGTTAAAAGGCTGGATTATAATTGTAATTGGTTGAATGACTTCTTTAGGAGCAATAACGGGAATCACCCCTCCTGTGTTATTACATGAAAAGCTAGAAAAAAATAGAATTAGTGTTATTTGTTGTATTAAATTCATATTATCTTATTTAAAATTTTCCTTCATTTGTGAAGCCATCTATATTTAGGTCATCAAAATTCTCAGTGACTACATCAATCATTTCCTCCCTATACATTTCTACATTTTCTGAGTGAATCTCTTCAATATAAATATCTTGAAAAACTACCTCACCCTCTCTTACTTTTAGAACGTGAAAAAATATGTTACCAAAGGTTCTAAATGATACTTTTCTAGAGGTTCCTGTTTCTGCAGAAAAGAAATCAGAAAGCATTTCGTATATTCTAGGGTTTACTCTTAAATAATCTGTAATTCCTAACCTATGTGGGTTATGTACTACAACTAAGTAATCTGCTATATGAAACATGGTATCTGATTGAAATACATCACTTCTATTAGGCATTGCATTAATATCCTTATCCTTTATTCTACCTAAAATACCTCTATTTAGTTGGGATAGTAGAATAAAGTAAGCATTCTCAAACTCTCTTTTTAAGATATTTATTCCCTCGACTACTTTATCTATACTGGCCTTTTTATCCCCAGTACTCTTAAATAAAGCCATATGGTCAATAGCTACAAAAACGGCTTCTTTGTCACGGTTTGCCTCTAAGAATTCCCTGGTCTGTGTCAAAAACTCTTCTGCAGTACACGGAGTCTCATCTATGAAAAACCTATCATCACTCATTGTTTTTATATACCTATTTACTAAGGGTCTCTCCTCTTCTTTAAATTTATTCAACAAGATAAGCTGTTTTGCTTTATTTAAAATTTTAGAAATCCCCCTTAAAATAAGGTTGAATAGTTTCATCTCAAAGGAGTAATCCAAAAATACAAAGTTCTCAGCATTTGGATTTATATCTACATTCATGATATTCTCCCTAAGTGTCTGTAATTCAAATGTTTTACCTGACCCTGAGGCCCCTGCAATTACTACAATATCCCCTGGGAGTAGCCCAGTCAAAGTTGCATCAATATGGTCTCTACCTGTCTTTACAATATTTATTTCTCCAGATTGATACTTTAATAAAATGTCAGTCTGTTTTCTTATTAGGTCTTTAGTTTTATAGATTGGCATTCAATTCTTTTTTATGTTCTTGGATATATTGATAAAGTTTACTGTCGGCCAGAGTCCACTTTGTCGAAAAAACGTTATTGGCCTTCCAGAGTAGATTTTCAAGTGAGGGTATATACTGCTCTTTTTTAGCTTCCACAGCGGAATTAAAGTAAGCTTTTGTAGCTATATATATTAACTTTCTAGAGTAAGCTGTCTCTACCCTAAACCAAGCTAGTAACTGTTTTACTCGTTCTGCATTACCTATTGGCTTCTCTAAATCTGAATATAGTTTAGTAATATACTCCAGTAACTTCTCATCCTCAATAGTAAAATCAAGTATTTGGGCATTTCTATATACGTCTTTCCCTTTACTAGTTAGTCTTATAACTTTATAATCATGGTCGGCTACTTTTTTCTTTTTAACTAAGTGGGTAAGCCCCATAGATTCGTACAATCTATAGTCCTCATTCATCAGATGAGTTATTAAATCCTCCGACATATCTTCTGATGCGTTTTGTAATATTATCCCAAATATGAATAAATCATACACATTTAGATTCTTACTCGCTAGGTATCTTTTATTTACTATCATAGTCTAAATATTCTTCAAATTTACTTCTTAATTTCCCTCTCTCCTCCAGCAAAGGTAGCAATTTTAAAACTCTCTGGCAAATTATCTGCCAAGAATTTTTAAACTCCACCTCCAACTTACTAAAATTAAACACATTAAGTAACTCATCAAATCTAGTATGCTCCTCCCAAGTAAGAATAACAATATTATCTGTCTCAGTCTGTACGGATTTATAACTCTCTTTTGGAAAAATATGTGCTATATTCACTCCAGATAGTGTCCCAATATACTGCTGGGACTCTATACTGACTGGATTTTGGGTATTGGTTATTATCTCCGAGATATAAAAATCCTTTA